GCCAATACGCGCTGATATGCCTCTCTTAAGAACAAAGGGGGGTTTATAACGGATATTGACCGATAATCGCACTGTTATGCTAACTATGGTTGAATTCTATTGTTAATAGGTGTTTACACTGAAATATTAAATTATACTCGGATGTAAACTGGAGTTGTTTTTGGGACTGATTTTGTGGTCCGACGCCTCGGCTTAACGATCTTAGTGTTAAGTGGGCTGGCTCCAAGAGGAGCCCATACTGCCAGTTTAAAGTCTGGCAAGTACGTCTTGTAGATACAGATATCTACTACAGCGTTTGCTGCGGCTGTTGATCGCAGGGCGTTCTCAACGAAAACGGAAAATGTACCGCATGTAAATGGTTGAGAGCCGATGTTGTGCGTAAAATTGTTGTTAATGGCACAAAATGGATAATTGGAGAGATATGGAAAATCTACTGCAATTGTTCCTCTGCCGTTGGATATGTCCATGGTGCAGAAATATGATTGAGTCATGTCCTCGTAGGCGGGAGCTTCGTTTCTACCGATGGCGTAGCAGAAACTCAGTTGACCGCGATGCATTTGAGAGCAAACAACGTCGAAAATCAGGCGCATGCCTCCATTGTAGTATTGAAAGCCAAACGGCACGATGTCATGAACACCATTGCCGTCTTTCCAGGGACCCACAGGTCCCGAGAAAAGTGTTGTGCCTTTCTTGTCGGAATCTTTCCAAACTGTTCTAGCTACAAGAGACTTAGTGTTCGTCATCAGATTGTGAATGTTGGCTTCTGATGTTGATGTTCCGAAGCACTGACCATCGGGCAAATTCATGCCGTTGTGATTGGTTGATTTAAGACGATCGCCATAGCGAGGGCCGTCGCAAAATATGCTGTTTTGAAATTTGCGCGGCATCACTTGATCAGGCTGATAAGTGACGTCCATGGCATCGAGCAAGGAGCCCAAAGCTGAGACCGTTTCCTCAATAGGCAATAGAGTTTCAATAGCTCTATTTGAATAGTCGTGGATTCCTCCCTGGAAGTAGATGATTGGTTGCGTTCCAAGGTCGCCAACTGTCATGATGGTGTTGTTGACAAGCGAATTGCCTGTATTTCCGCGATAGACGCCGACGTGAAAGTCGTCGGCCAGAGCGGCCTCTATCTCAATGGCGTATGTTCCAGGCTGATTGTAATAGTTGTAAATCATTATATCCACCGCTGGATCAAGCTGTTGGTCTTCGTCTGTAGGAAGAACGAACGTATTGAAGATGTACGGGACCTGAAATTGGGCCACGTTGCTGTTATCAAAGCGATGGTAGCCGCCATAATCGATGTAGAGATCCTGGGCTTCCCGCTGCACTTCGTTGTCTTCTGCGTAACGTATAAATCCCTGCAAAGTTTTAACGTTGGGATCATTCGGCACAATGCTATATAGATGAATTCTCAAATCGATGGAACCTCGAAACAAGGTGAACATGTCGCCGAGATAGTCCATAGCAGCCCTATAAGCGGCAATGACGTCTATTCGATGAGTGTGTAGGCTGTTTTCTTTCACGTCTGACTGAAAACGTGAGATGAGGCGAAATCGCTTGAGCGGAGTTACCAAATCTGCAACGGCGTCTTGAAAGTGACCGACTTTAAGTGAAGGAATGGCGCCGGCTCCTGCGCAAAGTTTTGTCGATGGAAGTTGACTCGGGCTGTCGTTGATGTTACAGACAGATGTTGGCAATTCAGTGTTTGGGCCGGACTGATCGTATGATTTCACGGCTTTCTTGTCGCGGGTATCGAGTTTGTGAGAGAAGTAACGGGTCGCCGGGATAATGTCCGGAACCTTAAATTCTGCTCCCTCAAAGCAGAAATAGATGGCGATGCTTATATTGTTCAGAGCATCGGCTCCTGAACGGAGTTGAGTTAGTACTCGCAATTGATAAACTCCGATGTCTTCACTTGGGACAATCAAGAAGCCTCGATGATAGCGGAATGGAATAGTAAATTCTACGCCTTCATCCTGAGAGAGTTTGAGAACGGGAGCACCCATGTTGATCGCTCGCTCAGTGGTCATGTCTTGACCGTATGGGAAAAAGCATTGAACCAAAGAGCCAGCGTACATAGGACTCGGCTTGACGACAACTTTCATCGTTAGTTTAGAAAACCGAAAGTATTTAGTCAAATCCACAGGGGCTTTAAGAGCCGGTGTAATCATGAGTCCAGATGGAATGCTGATGCTGGCAAGGATGTAGTCTTGCGGTTGGTTAAGTTCCCACACGACGTTGTCGAATTGAGTGTACTTATTGTACAACATTGACAAGTTCCACTGTGAGTCGTTCATGTACGCTTCAGCTCTGTAGTTGTCCGATTTGATCTTTTGCGAACCGGTTACAACTGGCTTGATCGTTGTATTGGCAGAGTCCTGGACAGTGGTTCCGATCTTAGTTGACTCTGTCTTTTCCGCGTCACCAAGTGGGTTCGCTTGGGTGTTTTCTACCACCGGGACGTTGGGCTGGTTGTCCACCGGAACGTCTGGGACCTCGGCTTGTTCAACAATTTGTTGTTTGTCCATTGTTTCTGATTGATCGTTAGATTGTGTGTCATTCATGTTGTTTGTAAGACTTTCTGTGTCTTCGGTCACTCGCATTGTCTGGACGTCTGATCTAAAGTCGTCTTGCATCTGAGCTGCAGTGGGCTCATCTGGATGTGATTGTGGAAAATGATGATAAATTGACCAGATGCAATCTAACTCATGAAAACTCAGCAGCGTGAGTCTCGGCTCCTTTTCCAAAAATGCGGAGCGTACCTTGTCAAAGGTTTCCTTGCCGTGGAAAAATATCCCGCGGAGGGCAGCGTTGGCGTTGTCAGTTGTTGCTCTAACAGGGTCGCGGTTGTATCGATTGAGACGCATCCAATAGCAGGATTCAATCAAGCTAGCGAGGTCAGGAAGTGGCAGATATAATCCGTAGCCAAGAAAATTGTACGATGTCTTATTTTTCAGAAATGAACATTGAAAAAAATTTTTGTACTTTACTATGGGCTGGTCTTTTTCTGCTGATGTTACTTCCATTCCGCGCGCGTTGAGAAAGTTGGACACTGTGATGCCATTGTACCATTCAGATACAGCGTCGGAAACTACTGTGACCGTGTCGTCTCCGCCTCGAATGCCTCTGACGTTAGCGTTGTAGGCAAGGATTGTGGCGTGATTCGGAGCCAGGCGAGAGGCTAGATGAAAGTAAGCCGCTCTGTGCATCAACTCGTTGGCTGTGCAATTAAGCACAAATGTGAGCAGATTGCCTGACATGTTGATACCGCATGATTTGAAAAGATGTCGGCCGTGGACGCTATAAGGTGTTGCAAGCATCTCTATCAGCGTGTGCTTTTGAAGTTCGCTGAGCCATCGGGCTCCTGTTAAAAGGATCTCGGTCGTTTCATAGATGATTAAGTGACTGAGCGTACGATCATAATTTTTGAAGTCGAAATCAAAAGCTCTATCTCCGACGTGCAGCATGTATGACGCCATATGGTGCCACTGAACAGATAGTCGGTCCAAAGACACTATACACCACAGCGAGCCTACGGGAGCATGATAGATCTGCATCAAGCGCGTGTAGAAATGGGTGCGCATCAGCAAATAATGAACCACGTTGCCGCAAGCGAAAATGCGTGTTCGCGGCGAGGAAATTTTGGCCAATTTCAAACGCTCGTCTTTAAGTGTTAAAGCGAACGGTAAAAAAGGAATCTCTCCACGCTCAATGCACGCCACGGCTTCATTATAGTCAGCGGTGATCTTGGGTCGCGGAACTATATCTTCGCCTACTATGTCAAAATAGTCACTTTTCTTTCCGCCGTACGGATAACCGCACGATGATGTCATGTCCATGCGGACGTTGTCTTTGATGGGGAGACCGTTGATAGCCTCGTGCAAATTTAGCCTTTTCATGCCGATTGTAGATGTTCTATCAAGCGCGTTGAGCTGATCTCTCATTGTTTCTGAGGCCCAACGTAGTTCGTGTTCGTCAAAGCCTCCAGCTCGCGGAGCGAAGCCTTCAAAAAGCTTGCGTGTAAACGCAGTGTAACTAGGCAGTTCAGTGTTGCGTTCGTCGTCCCATCTCAAGATTGATGGTTCAGTTGTATGGGGACCGAGAGTCTCGTAGAGCAGCGACGGTTGTAGGTCTGTTTTTGTCGGCTGGAACAGCGGACGGCTCAATACCGCAATTGGATAGAGAGTGCTTGTCTCAGGCAGATAAGATGGAGGCTCCACAATGGCTTGATCAGCGGATGGAAGCTCAATCACTCGTGTCATGGCTTCTTCTAGTTGTTGTCGCGTTACTAGATGAAACAAGCTTGATTCTTGGCTAGCGGCCATGTGTATGCCCAAGAGAGGCGATTGTTGACCTGGAAGGCGAACCAAGGTGCCACATGAACCATATCTATCTGTATAGTTGGCTCTCGCAGCAACGTGGAAGATATTGCTTCCTCCTTCAGTTCGCCACGTGCGTGCGTGGACTTCGAGGATTCTACCCGTGTGGTTGTTAAACTGGGGATCCCAGTGGCCTGATTTATTGAAGGGAACCATATCATGACGACACACCTCAGCATGCATCAGATTCTCGCTGCCATCCCAAAAGTGCGGGACTATGTTTTTAGCGGATGAAAATTGCTTATACGGCAGCTTGTACAGCACAACGTCTGTGCGATATTCGAGACGTTCGCCATCAGGCGAAACGGAGCCTTTCAGCTCGACGCAGCATGCACGTTCAAAATGGACGCTTTTGGAGATGTATCCCCATTCGGGTTTCATGACCGAAAAGGTGGCCGCTTCCGACATATATTCTCCTGATGTTCGAGAACAGAAAAAGTGGCGATTGGCCAATAGCCAAGTTCCACCGATCATGACAGCGTTCAGTCTCAAGTTAGTGTCGGGACGGAACAAAGTGACGGTGGCGTTGCGAAAAACGTGAGCCAGAGCGTCAAAGTCTTCGGCAGTTGCTTGATCAGCTGATGTGACCGTTGGCGGCGGAGCCTGATGTTTTGCTGTGTTGCGTGCGGTGCGCGTTGTTCCTGATTGATCTTCTTCATAAGGATTTCGCGTCCACCAGCCAAACATTGTGACGAACATAGTAGCGAGTCCGAGCGAGATGAGAGTGCACTTCAGAAATTTCTTGAAGGTGTCTTTGAGGCGCGGAATGGAGAAGAACTGTTTGGCGTCGATAGCTAGCTCATAGAGGGTGTCGATAACAAAAGAGCCTACAGAAGCTTCTGCGGCAAGAATGACACCGCGTGTAAGCAGTATTGATATTAGATCGTAATACATGTTGAAATGCCACACTCCTCCAGCTTGAAAGACGGCAGGATTGTCTCCGTTTGCGCTTTCAATATGCATGTCTGGTTCTGGTCTAAGAACTGATGCATAGGACGCCGACGGCGCAGAACTGCGAATAGCAGCAATGGCGGGATCGGCTGACATAAGATGTTGATTGGTTTGGGCCAAATTGACTTTGACTTGTTTGTCGGCAGGCATGACCAGAGTGTTCAGGTCACTGATGAAATCGCCATTCATTTGCCAAGCTGGAGTATTGAAAACCTCAAAGGCTGAAACGGCGTTGAAATCGATTGCACTAACGTTAAGTGCCGAAATGGTTTCTCTTGAAACGAGTTCCCGTGTCTTTTCAAAATTAGCTCGCTTGCGACGGTATACAGTCTGGAAAACGGCTTTCATCTCGACGAGTGAAACCTGTTTACCAACTAATTGTTGATACAGATTACACGCTTTGATGACGGCGATTTTCGCGTTGGGCTTAGCAGGATCATAACGTTGTTTGATCTCAAACTCCACCTCGTATCGGCGTTTGATGGCCTCCGCGCTCGCAATAAGAGCTCCAGAAGCTAAATAGTCTTGATTTGTACACAGAACGATAATCTTGGGTTCTGCGAACATGCCTTTGATCTCTGGTCCTGTGATGTTAGGGGAATTGATGGCAAAAGGAGCTGTTGTCGCAAGATGTATGAAGCTCAGTGCCTCGACATTTGTTGTTTTGTCTTGCTGAAAATCGTCAAACAGGACAACGTCTTTACCGGTCATGCCGACCTGATAATCACTCTCAGTAGTCCACGTATAGGTCTTCGACTTGATGGTCTCCAGTGGATTCTTATCGTCTAGAGTTAAAATTTCCGAGGCAACTATTACAGGCCAGATGGTAGATTTACCTAGACCCGGCTGACCACTCAGTGTGAGAACACATGGTTCGAATTTGCGTTCAGAAGCTTTAGGTGCGATGTTCATTGCGTCCTCAAGTCTTTTGGCTAGTTCGAGCCATTTCACAAAGAATTTGTGTCCTTCATAATGTTTATGAGCAGTGGCAAGATCAGCGTAAAATTGCGTTCTTAGATTAGTCGTGTTCGTTGAAGTGTGTTCAGGCGCGGCTACGGCGATACGATATGCAATCAATTGTTGGACGAGTTTGTGTGCTGGTGTTCCAGCTGTTGAGATCTCGTTCTCTATCCAGTCGGATGCTTTTGCAAAAGATCCCGTCACGTAGTTGATGATGGACTGGAATATTTTGTTCGTCATGTTGGCGAGATCACCGGCGGTTTTAAGCAAATGAAGTCCTGGGAGGACGTCTTTTGCAACGGCTGATAAAACTCGCGCACCTTGGCGTAATGAAGACGGAACGCTCTCAAGCAGACCAAAAAACATGGTCAGCAGACTCTCTGAGCCTTGCAAATCGCAATCGACTTTTGTCTTGTCTAAATCAGCAAGAGGGTTGGAGAACCACATTGAGGCATTGATGTCCTTAATGAGATGAGATGGATCGACTCTTTCATTATTGTTAACATTGCGATACATATTTGTAAAAATAAAGCGGCACAAATTGTCAGCTGACAGTTTGGCGACTTGCTCTCTGAACCTACCCAACGTGTTGGGGTATTCAGGAATGACTGCAATGAATTTATGAAAATCTTCAATCTCCTTATCCTTCATAAGGGCCACATGCGCAAACAAGCTTAAAATGGCGCTGAAGTAATTGCCTTCTTTAAGATGAAAAATTATATTGTAAAGATTGGTGGCCGTTGCAAATTTCACGTTATGAAAGAAGAGACCTATGACATGGCGCAAAGCGTACACCACACGTGAGATAATCTTACCCAACCATGTATTAGCCATAGAGCTTCCAATTCTGTCGAGAAAGTCATTGACAGACTTGAAGATCTTGTCCTTATACTCAAGGATTTTCTCCTTTAATAGCTCAGCCGTACTCTTCACAACCGTGGCGGCACTAGAAACTGCGCCTCCTTGATCTTCGGAAACGATGTCTCGTGACAGATATTCACCGATGTAACCGTCTAGCTTGATATTAAGAGCTACTAGATCTTCGAGAACGTCAGATCTCATTGGAACGCTCATATTCTCAGCTGTTGCAAGAATTTGTAGAATTGCCGGAACGCGATCTATAAGGTCCGGGATTCGGTTTTGGCGGATGATGTGCAAAGATTTTTTAACTCGCTCTATTTCCTCCCCGACGTTGTACTCGGGAGGTGAAACAGAGAAGATGGCGCCTTGATCAACGTCAGTAGAGCCACAATCTGGGCAACCACACTCAGTAGTGTCCTTCACGCAAACGTAGCGGGGACCAAGAGACATGATCGGGTTTTCCTCTTCAGAATCGGATGATGTTCCCGATTCAGGGCGCGAATTGTAGCCTCCATGGCACAGATCACAACAGCAGCTGCCGTCGTCGTCGATCTCTTCTGAATCAGACGGATATTCGGTGTCGGATTCGCTCGGATGATAAGAGCATTGGTCACAGCCTGATAGGCCGTGTACACAGATGCGAACGCAACCGTTGTACGGAGCATCGCGCATACTTATGCGCTCGCCAATCCTGTGCTTCAGAGCAAAATACTCCTGATTGTATTGCGAATGCAGGGGCCAATCGTTTTCATGAAAAGCCTGCGAAATGAGAAGTCTGAGTTCAGATATGCGGGCTCGTTCGACGTAATATGGATCGGAATGGTTAGGAGTTGAGACTTCCTCACCTTGATCCTGCGACTCGATATCTCGAATCTCATTCGCTGATGGAATCGGAATGTCCCCAGTTGAGTTGGGTTTACGCAAGATTGTGGACCATGTTGTTTTTTTAGTCGTTTTACCTTGAAGGGCGCGGAAAAATTCGGCGCGTGTCTCTTTGCGGGTCTTCGGCAAAGTGATGACGTTTTTATCCAAAAATTGGTCGAAACGAGTTGTTGGAACGTCCTGAGCCTGATGCGGATTCTTGTTGTCGGGATCAATTGTTATTCTGAGTCCTGGAGTGACAGCATCGACATCGTAAAAATGGTTTGGTGCCGGCGTCAAGAAATTACTACGCAAGCAGCGGGCGCAAACGACAAAAAGATTGTTAGTGACCGTATTGATCATTGTGCGTGAGCTCGTAAATCCACAAGCTAGGCACTTAACCTCTTCATCTTTGGAAGCTACTCGTTTAGATGTGGCGCAACAACAGCCGAAGTTATATTTATCCTGTTCTTGAGTTCGTGAAATCAGATTAGGACGAATTCCATGAGGACACTTGTGATGACGAGCGTGTAATGAAACACGCTGATTTAGTGTCAATGGATTGGCAGGAGCTAGCAATGATGTTGGATGTGCTCCAGCTGCAGAATTTTCGACATTTTTGCGTCGAAGATAGTTTTCTCGATTACAGCGGCGTCTACGAGCAGCGCGATTTTTCTTGTCTGTGAAGATTTTGACTTCTTCTTTAGCTTTGGCTTCGGCTACTTGCTGTTGGAGTTCTTCCTCCTGTTTGACGCGTTCAACGTATTTAGCGTGTCGCGTGGCAGCTCGTTGAGCTACTACTGGGTCTTTTACTCCGTTAAAAGCTGGGACTGGTCTAGGAGTTTCCTTCCACTCCTTATCCGTGCTTTTAGGAGCAACGAAATCGATGTCTTGATTTTCGTCTTCAAGCTGGGTTTTCCAAGCTTGAGATTTCGAAACAAGTTGTTTGTTGTTTCTTTTGACTTTAAAGGTCTTTAATGATGGATCTGAGGAATCGGTGTTGTTGTTTGAATTGTTAGAAATATTTAAAGAATCCATGATGTTTATACATTCCCTTGCCGTCTGGGTCTACGAATAAACCGAAAACGTGTGAGAACGGATCTCTGTTGATACACCTACAGGTAGAGGCTCATGGCGAGAAATTATAAAAAATCTGAAAAAAGAAATTTATAAAGAAAAGCGTGAGGAAAAAGATGAAAGTTTAAGAAAGAGATTGTAGGAATAATATCCCGGAAAAATAGAAAGAAAAATAAAGTTCCAAAAAAGAAAAATAAATTAAGTTATATTTAAAGTAAGAAATAGAAAAAGGTTTAGTTTGTTTGTTTTGATATTGGTTGCTATTCACACATAATCAATCAAATATTATATATAAATAGTTCGGCGCGAGAGTTCGTCTCTGC